GTGTTTCATGATGACGTTACCCATTGGTGGAATGGTGAGCGTCTTGCAAAAGTTCTTCTTGAATTGTTTAATTGGCATGTTACAGCCTTAGACAAGTCAAATAATATTTCCAAGTTTTCAAAGTGGGATGAGATTTCGTATCTCAAGAGGCACTTCCGTATGGAGAATGGTATTGTGTATCCTGCTCTTGAAAAGAAAACATTGAGAGGCATGGTTCAGTGGGTTAAGGAAAACCATGTTAATTCAAATGATGATCAAACAATTCTCAATTGTCGTGTGGCATTGGTTGAGTGGTTCTTTTGGGGTGAGCAAGAATTTAATCACCATAAAAACATCCTAAATGAATTTATCCAAGCAAAGGATCCCAAGAAAGTTTTTGATTCCACTTGGGCAGAGCTTAATTCCAATTATCTTAAAGGCCTTTCAAGCGCATAGTAGGCCATGTCCCGGGCATGACGTTAAAACTGCCTCCATGTGAGAAAAGATCTTGCTTATGTAGGTTTTTGGTCCTATATTAGTATTGCTATCTCTTTTGGAAAACCATCTCCTGGGCTCATGAATAATCCGTCTGAGCATTTAGGTTAATTGGATTGCACAATCAACAACCCACTCAGTCCCTTCCAAGACATTGTTGGAAACTCAAGAAGCTGGTCCAACTCATCAGGACCAACTTACTCAATTTCGTGAAGCTGAAGCGGAAATCACCACGCGTGAGAGTCCGTTTACGTTCCACCACGATGCGTTGGCGAACCCATATCCGACGCAAACCCCTACGGAAATACTTGAAAGAAATTATCGAATTGGCACTTTTTCCTGGACGGCGGGAATGTCTCCTTTTTATCTTGACTTCCCCTATATTCTCTTTATTCAGAACGCTATTATTAATGCGTTGTCCCAATTTCGGTACTTTCGTGGTGATCTCCAAGTCGAATTTCGAATGAATACAACTCCATTTCACTCAGGGGCGCTTTTAATTTCTTGGTTACCCGCTACTAATGCGGCCCCTTCAGGTGATCCTTATTATCCTTCTGGTAATCACCCAACTATTATCTCGGCGTCTACGCAGCAAGCCGCGACAATTCAAATTCCTTACTTACATCCTTGCACCTGGCTTGATATTGTTCCTACTCTTGTTGACGGGTCTTTGCGACCGTCTCTTGCACGGGTGTATGTTCATGAGCTTGCTCCTCTTACAGTTTCATCCGCGGATATTTCTGATACTGTTGTTGTTCAGGTTTTTGCCTGTTTTAAGAACACCCGCGTAGCTGGATATGTTCCAGGCCAGCTAACTGTTCAAGCTCAATCTTTGTCTGAAAAAACCTCTCTTGTTTCCAAGCCTGTTGGTGATCCTACTAAAGTCGTCAGTGCTGATGGATCTGTCACTTCTCAAGTGCGTACTCAGTACGGGACTAATGTTTTAAAAGCTGACACGTCTGGTATCACAGGAGGTACAGCCTCACCCGAGGCTGAAGACAAAACAGCAAAGCATTCAACGGGTTCTCCGTTCCTTGATAAGGTTTTCCTTCCTATAATTGCATCATTAGGACCAATTGGCAAAGGGTTATCAGCCCTCGCTCGTGCTATTTGGCCCGGAAATGGAAAACTTTTTGGTATGTTTGATAAACCAACCTCTTCTGAAGCCCCCCAATACGTTATTACTGATTTTTGTTCTGACATGGCTATGGGAGAGGGTCGGGTTAATTCATATACCCTTTCGCTGTACAAAAACCCACGTCTTGGTTCATTCCACGACATTATGGGCGGTGAAACGTCTCGAGCAAACGTTGCCGCTGTTGCAAGAATTCCCATGATTCATCGAATTATTCCATTTACTGCAGCAAATCAGCTGGATGCAAACACTCAGATTACACCATTCTTTTACAATAATCCTGTTTACCAGCCTGATTACTTGATGTGGGTTGCCTCTGCTTTTTCTCTTTGGCGAGGTTCCATCAAGTATATGATCCAGTTCATTACTACGGCTTTCACGACTGCTCGTTTTCGTATTGCCGTCAACTATGTTACCTATACTGGAGATGTAACAACATCTGGTGACGTAGTATCGCGCATTGTTGATGTCAAAGGTGACACAACAACTAGCTTCACTGTTCCCTACCTGTTTCCAACGCATTGGCAGTGGACAACACCATTAAACTCTGAGTTTGTTCCTCGCCTCTCAATTGAGGTACTTGAGGATATTCAGGGTCAATCATTGATGTCTGATCCGTTAATTACTGCCATTATTTGGCGTGCGGGAGGGGAAGACATGGAGTTTTCTCAGTATTCTTCGTCGCTTATGTTCAATTTTGTTACGAAGGAAGCTGAAGCGCAAACCTCTCCCAGAGAGTGCTTTCGAGAACCTTTCGATGGCATTGTATCTGGTGTGACTGCGGGCCTTGAGCGAGGCTTCGTTTCTTCAGAGGTTGTTCGCTCCATTTCAGATTGCTGCAAGCGATTTGTTTTAGGGGCGTCTCAAATACCCAACACGTTACCTGACACGTGGGCTATTAGCTTGGGTGATGGACCAGAATTTTGGTCCCAAATTTTTCTGTTCTGGCGGGGATCCAGACGGATAAAGTCCTTTATAACCGGTAATACTGGCATTTATGCTATGTGTCCAAATACCGCTCATAATGTTGAAAATCCGGGCTCTTCATCTTCGAGTGATGGCGTTGCTCTTTTGAACGCTGCTTATTATCCAATTTTAAATTCGGAGATGCCATGGGTTTCAACTCTTCCCTATTGGTGGGTCGCTCCTTCAGATGGTACAGTTCCAACTAACTCATCTGGTTCTCAACCCCCCCTGGACTTTCAAGTCGTCTCTGGTACTTATGCTTATCATTATATTGCATGCGGAGAAGACTTTGAGTTCGGCTTTCTTAAATCTCCACCTCAGGTTTCTATCCTTTCCGGGCATACTAAGCGGAAAGTGATTGCGGAGAAGAAAGAAAAGGTCTTGTGCAGCCTAAGTGGTGCACCGGTCTCAGAGTCGCGTAGTGTTCCAACCACCACTACAAAACAGCGAAAGAGACCAAAAGGTCGCATAATTGCGCATTGCGATTCTGATGACCTTGACTATGAGTTGGTAGGTTAGTTCTTAACCACATCTTAGGATACAGC